AGAAAGTTTTTCATATTGTACTCCTAAAATATATACCTTATAGATTAAGGGATTTCTAATTAATTTTACGAGTCCTTAATTTTTACTTAAAGTTATTTCTAAAAAAGAAACCAAATAAACTAGATACAATAGAGGAAAAACTCCTTTAACTAAGAATATAAGAAAATAGCTATATGCCCATTACCGCACCACTAATTCAGACGATGGCAGCGTCTGCTTCTGTAACTAATGCTTCTGGAACGATGCATACTAGTGGTGTTACCACTAGTAACTCCTATGCAGGCCCTTGGTTTGTTGAAGAGCAAGGACTACAAATTGATTATCATCGCGTTCCACAGGGCACAATGATGAGCGGAAGTGCAACCCTCTCTTCTGTCGGCGTGAGCACAGTTGTTATAGGAACAGATCTAGTCTGTGAGATAACGGCTTATTATAAGAGCACTAAAGATTGGGGTTATTATGATACCTCAAACTGGTCACAACCTCAAACATTTCAGTTTATCGGATTTAGTGCAGATGCATATGGGCAGACTTATGGGACCATGACTGCATCTACGCTGGGGCCAATGGGAAGTATTGTTACCAACCAAGCTTACTACCGTCGAGTTCCTTGGAATACTACTTCAGGGGCAACCGAAACTTCCCAATTCGTGAGGGCAGCTAATTACTATGCTGTTAATTTACCTACAATAGTTGCTGTATCAGCGAATTGCCTGGGGGTCAGTCCCGCTACATCAGCACTTCAGACTGATTATAATACTGATTTTGCTAGGTGGTTAATTCCAAATAGGACAGACGCTCCCCCAGGAACTATTACCACTTCAAGACCGTATGTAAGAGCACAGGAGGGCTACCCTATCCCCGGTACATATGCCACCTCTCAAGAATCACTCCCCTCTGTTTTCATTTTTATGAATAATATTGGAGTTCGTATAAGAGATAAGAGTTTATATGGTATTCCAGCAACAATCGACGCCAACGGGGTGGATGCAATAAGGGATCAGGGATTCCCTGAGTATAATCATCTGCGACATGATTACAGAGCAGTCTAGAATCTGTCGTCAAACAACGCCAATTTCCAAGTAATACAGTATAGTAGGTGCGTTGTCCCGCTTCCATAAAAGCAATCTAGCAGGATATTATTTGTAGGTGAATACCAAAAGTAACTTACAAAGATTGACACCCAAAATGCGAAGCATAGAGGACAACTAAGAAGCTCTCCTATAAAGGGAGCTTTATTTTTTAGCAAGTGTCTTAGTGGAAATATTGCCTTTGAAGTGGTAATAATAATGGTAATTCCAAAAACGATAAATGTCCATAAATAAAGATCTAACATAAAGACAGTCCTCTCCTAGTCTATAATATATAGAAACATGAAGCCTCTACTTTTAACCTGTGTCCTTTCTTTTTTGGGTTCCTTTGTTTCTTCTGGATATGAAGCTATCCAAAGCGATAACATTTGTGGAATACGGCTGCTTGAAAGGATAACCAACCCTTCTAAAATAAACTACTCTTTAGTTCTAAAAACTACTCCCGAAGTAAAGAAGATCGAGCGGGAAAAGATTTCTAAAGAAAGTGTTAGAGGTAAGATACTTTTAGCAGAAGCAGAACAAAGAATTACTAAGCTTTGTACTGAGATTATGAAAAGAGATTCCTACTGTAGTGTGTGGAAAAATATAAAGCATTCTTCCAAGAAAATTGATGATATAACTAATAAAATCCTTAATCTTTTAAGAGAAGACTTTGATCCTACATACTATAGGAAGGCTATTAAAACTTATAAAGGATGTCACAACCGCCCACATTAATTCATGATTACTCTTACCGACAAAGCCTCAGTAGAACTCTGGAGGATTATAAGTGAAAAAAGTATGGGGGATTCTTACCTCCGTGTTGGGGTGCGTGGCGGTGGTTGCTCTGGTTTCACTTACACTCTTGGGTTTGACGATTCGCGGAGCGATATGGACATATTTTTCAGACGAAAATGGCAGCCACAAGATCTTAAAATAGTCTGTGACCCTAAAAGTTTTCTATTCTTAAATGGAATGGAGTTAGATTTTGAAGAGGATCTAATGGGGCGAGGATTTAAATTTAAGAATCCTAACGCAACCAATACTTGCGGGTGTGGCGAGTCTTTCAGAGCTTAGACTTTGAAAGGAAACTCAAATTTATATTTATCTATAAATGCTTGCCTATTTTTATGCCACGAATCTCTTCCTGCTAGTTCTCCACTAGAGTTATGAATTATTAAAATAGGGGCTGCTTTATTGTGATATCCCTTTTCGTGTGCTCGCATTGTATAAGTAATATCATAAAAATCCCAGTTACCTTCGAACTCTTCTGGTTTATCTAAACCAATATCTTTAATTGTACTAGCTTTAGCTGCTAAGAATAATCCATCTAGTACAACAACCCTTCTGTAAGGTCCATAAAAAGTAGTATTACAATCTGTTAAAGAATTTCCATGAAAAACCATACCAGAATGCTTATTCAATTTCCACTGCTCCTGATCCCACCATACAGCATTATTGCTTAATTCAGTTGTGCCTGCGGGTCCAATGAAGCCTACATCTTTTTGTAGTAAAAGCTCTCTTGTGAGAACAGATCTAAAATGTTCAGAAGTGGAAACAATTTCCACATCATCGTGGCACATTATAATGATGTCGTTAGGGTTGGGATTTACTTTATCAAAGGCTTTTTGATATCCTTCAAAAATAGAATTTGCTCCAACAAGCAATTTAACCTCTACTTTTGCCCTAGATAAATAGGAGACTAATTTTTCAGTAGTCTTGCTTAGTTTCTTACTGCGTGTACAAATAAAAGCGTAAATAGAACTATTCATAAGATATAATAGAATATAATGGAAGAAAATCAAGAAAAACATTGGTCAGAAATGAGTAAATCGGAACTCATTGAGGATTTTCGCAAAAGTAAAGAGGATCCTAAATATTTTATCAGAAGATACATTAAGATTATTCACCAACTTAGAGGGGAAATTTGTTTTGATTTATACCCCTTTCAAGAAAGAATTATTGATGATCTGCAAGATAACAGATTCAATATAATCAGAAAATTCAGGCAGGCGGGCATTACTACCTTAGCTTGTGCTTATGGTTTGTGGATTGCTCTTTTTCAGTCTAATAAAACTATTCCTATCCTCTCAATAGGTGATACCGAATCTACAGAAGTTCTCGCCAGAATTAAACTGATGTATGATGAACTTCCTCCTCACTATAAGCCTGGGTTAACTAAAAGCACGGAACACGCACTATTCTTAGGAAATGGATCTAAGATCCTCTCTCGTCCATCTAAGAAAACTTCTGGACGATCCTTGTCTGGATATCTCCTAATTATTGATGAGGCTGCTTTCATTGAGAATATTGATGATATTTGGGCTGCTGTTTATCCAATCATTTCAACAGGTGGTCGTGTATTTATTATTTCTACGGTTAACGGTACAGGCAACTGGTACTACGATACTTATACAAGAGCCAAAGAAGAAACAAACGAATTTAATGCAATTGACATTCATTGGAAGGAGCATCCTGAATATTGGTATAATTCAAAATATGATGATCTGTATAAAGAGTGCATGAGTTTAGATAAAAAGTACAATGTTAATACTTGGTTAGATATTACTCAAAGTAACATTGGAAATAAGAGATGGCTTCAAGAATATGAAATGGAGTTTCTTGGAACAGGAGAAACTTTTATTGATGGTGGAATTCTACGAGAACTTTCTAAGAGGGTATCTGAAGACTATTATATAAAGTACAATAATAGGATGCGTGTATGGAAAGATCCAGACCCTAACTATGAATACGCTATTGGAGTAGATGTGTCATTAGGGAGAAATAGAGACTATTCAGCATTTCATATTATTAATTTATATAACGGAGAGCAAGTGGCTGAGTTTTATTCTAACAAAACACCAATTAATGAGTTGGCTGAAATATTAAACCGTGAAGCTGTTCTATACAATACAGCTTATGTTTTAATCGAACGAAATACTATAGGAAATAATTTAATTGATTGGTTATATAATATTTTAGAGTATGAAAATCTTTGGTGTGATGAAAAAGGAGACTTCGGTTTTCAAATCACTACTAGAAACAGAGAGTCTCTTCTTGCTAGTTTAGAGGAGGCTATTAGGACAAATGTGGTTAAAATTACATCTGAAAGAACAGTAAAAGAACTACTCACCTTTGTTGTAAACGAGAGAGGGAAGGCAGAAGCAGACAGAGGAAACCATGATGATTTAGTTTCTAGTCTTTCTTTAGCTGTTTATGGACTAAATACTTTAATAGAGGACTCACTTATAGAGCATGAATCAATTCCCCACAAGGAAAGTAAGCCACTAGTGCCTACTTCCACGAATAAAGCTAAACTTCACACCTCCTTCGGAGGCATCACAGAGGAAGATCTAAAATGGCTAATGAAATAGACGAACAAGAACAAGAACAAGAACAACTAACAGAATCGGGCTACACCAATTTTGGTGGAGGAATTGAGAGTCGTTATGGGACTTTCTTTAATCCTAGTGGTAGAATGGGAAAATGGTTTGCTAAATTCTTTGCCACAAAAGCACAGCCCTATATTGCAGATAACCCTAAAAAAATTCCTGATCTTAAAGGCGATACTTTAGTTAATCCTGAAGCGGACCCGCAGGGGGGAATGAGCTTTAGTATGGTTAGAGGAACCCACATTGTTCCAGAGATTGAATTAAATAGAAAGCGTAGATACGAAGAATACGAGAAAATGGATGAGTATCCTGAAATCGGAGCTGCTTTTGATATTTATGCTGACGATTCAACTCAAAAAGATATAAAAAATAAACGCTGGTTAATTAGGTCTGATAATGACATGGTGGTGGAGGAAGTTGAAGATCTTTTTGAGAATATAGAGTTAGATCGTTTATACTGGGATATTG